TACACCAGGTGAATCATTACGTGTTCGTGTAGGTGGTGGTGGAGTTGCCTCAACTGGCCGTATTGGCGGTGGTGGTGGTGGTTTCTCAGCTGTAGGTAATTCTACTGTTTGGTGGGCAGTTGCTGGTGGTGGCGGCGGTGGTGGCGGTGGAGCCGATGCTAACGCAGAAGATGGTGGTCCGGGCGGCGGTGGAAATGCTGCTGGTGGTACTGCAGGTGGTGGTGGTGGTAACGGCGGTGGTGCAGGAACTTCTGCTACATTTGGCGCTGGTGGTACTGGTGTAGCTTCGGCAACAGATGGTGAAGCTGGTAATACAGACGGTACTGGTGAAGGCGGTGATGGTGGTAATGGAAACAACGTTGCTGGTTCTGGTGCAGGAAATGCAGGTGGAGCAAACGGCGGTGGTGCTAGCGGTTCTACTGGTGGTACAGGTGGCTCTGGTGGAGGTGGCGGCGGTGGTTATAATGGTGGTGGTGGAGGTGAAGGTGGACCAGCCGGTGAAGGCGGTGGTGGTGGGGGTGGCGGAGGCAATTATGTTGTTGCTGGAGCAACTAACACAACAACCACGAACGGTAACTCAGGTGCTGCAACAGGCACAGTTACAGGTGGCGCCGCACTAAATACATCAGACCCCAACTACGTCGCAAGCAGAGGGGCTGGTGGTAACGGTGGGGCAAACGCAACCGGTGTTACAGGCCAGGCCGGTATCGCAGTAATTGTATGGTAAATAAAATGAAATTTGCAAGAGTAGAAAATAATACAGTCATTGAATTTAGAGATTTTAATGAAGCTGATATACCAGCTCATAAGCGCTCTTTATGGTTACCGGTTATAGAAAACGATCCTCCAGAATTTGATAGCCATTCACAGTATGTCTTAGGACCTATTCAGCGTATTGATGTTGATGCAGTTTATTTTGAATACTTTATTCATAATCGATCTGCAAATGAAATGAAGCAAAAAGTTAAAGATGAAGCGGGGCGCCGCATAACAAATATTTTTCCTACTTGGAAACAAATTAACATGATTGCGCGTGGTGTAGAGTTACAGAATATTCGTCTACAGCGTGAGTGGACAACAGAAGAATCACAGGAAGCTGCGCAGCTGCAGCAAGCTTGGGATACAATTAAATTAATCAGAAATAGATCTAATATTTTAGAATCGATGGAAACAATTCCTTCTGATTATCGATCAGATGATTATTGGATATAAGAAATGGCAATAAACTTTCCTTCTTCACCTACTGATGGTCAAACACATACTGTTGGTACAGTAACATGGGTTTATAGCACTTCAAAAGGTGCTTGGACCGCTCGAACGTCACCTTCGACTCAAATTGATGTTTATACAAGCTCTGGCACATGGACAAAACCTACTTGGGCTTCAGAAGTAGAAGTTATCTGTGTTGGTGGTGGTGGAGGTGGCGGTGGTGGACCAAAAGTTGCAGCCGCTACAGCATGCTCTGGAGGTGGAGGTGGAGGCGGTGGTGCATTTAATCGACAAATTATGCTTGCTTCATCTCTAGCTTCAAGCGTTACGGTAACAGTTGGTGCTGGAGGAACTGGTGGTACAGGGGCTACTGCTCTTGGCGCTGGTAATAATGGTACCGCTGGTGGTACCACTACATTTACATCTGCAGGCTCAAATTGGATAGCTGCTTATGGTGGTGGTTATGGCGCTGGTGGTGATGCTGGTCGAGCATCCGGTGGCGGCGGTGGAGCTGCAGCTGCGTATGGGTCAGGTCAAAATGCTTCTGGCGCAACAGCTGGTGGTGCTTTTTATAATGGTTCTGCTGGTGGTGGTGGTGATGCTCCTGATAACTATTACGTATATCCTGGTGCTGGTGGCGGCGGTGGTCTTCTTGGCGATCGTGGCGGTAATGGTGGTCAATCACAGATGGGTGGTATTGGCGGTGGCGCTGGTGGTGGTATTAGCGCAGGTGATGTTGCTGCTAACGGTGGAGCAAGTTTCCGAAATATAACAATGGATGGATTTGGTAATGCTGGTAACGGTGGTACTGGTGGTGCCACTGGTAATGCAGGTCTTTCCGGTGGTACGGGCGCTTTTGGTGCCGGGCATGCTGGTACTGGTGGTGGAGCTGGCACTACAGGAAATGGCGGTAATGGCGGTAATGGTGGTTATGGTAGTGGTGGCGGTGGTGGAGGCGCTTCACAATCTGGTAATGGCGGTAATGGTGGTAATGGTGGTTCTGGCGCTGTCTGGGTAATTTCGAGAGCATAAAGATATGGCAATTTACTATTTAATCAATGCAAACAATAATATTGTTAGTAGAATTAACTGGAATGGAGTATCAGAGTATACTCCACCTAACGGATTAACAATCGTAACGAAAGAAGTTGGTGATTCTCTCGAGTGGGCTGCCCCTGAAGTTCGCGTACCTCTCACAATAACAAGACGCCAATTGATTGTACAATTATTACGCTCAGGTATTATTACTTCTCAGGAAGCAATTGATGCAGCAAAAACAGGTGCTGTGCCTTCTGCTGTTCAAAATTATTTTAATACCTTATCCGCGCAACTTAAACTTGAAGCTGAAATAGCATGGGCTTCTATAGACGTGTACGGTCGTAATAGTGATCTTATTCTAGCATTAGCAGCAGCAAGAAATTTAACCTCAACACAAGTAGATAATATCTTTATTGCTGCCAGTAGATTATAACTAATATTTAATACAATAAATATCTCATAATTATAACGTATTAAATAAGGTATAATACAATGGCATCACCAACAACTCGTACAGAATTTAGAGATTATTGTTTACGACGTCTGGGCCATCCTGTAATTGAAATTAACGTTGACGAAGATCAGGTTGAAGACCGAATTGATGATGCATTAAAGTTATTTTATGAGCAGCACCATAATGGTACAGAAAAGGTATACTACAAGTACCAGGTCACGGCAGACGATATAACTAATCGCTATATTACGCTACCTCAAACCGTTCAGGGAGTTGTGCGTATTTTTAACGTATCTTCTGCAATTGCTTCTGGTGGTATGTTTGGTCTGCAGTATCAGTTAGCATTAAATGATATCTACCAGCTTACTGGCGAATCTCTTATTCCATATGCAACCACTCTAATGCGTATTTCAGAAATACGAGCACTTTTAGTGGGTGTGCAGCCAATTCGCTATAATAGACACACTAATATTCTATACCTAGACCTTGACTGGTCAAAGCTGGAAGTTGGTATGTGGTTAATTGTTGAGCTCTATCAGAATGTTGAAGCAACTACCTATGCAGATGTGTGGGGCGAGCGTTGGTTGCAAAAATACGCAACAGCTCTCATTAAACGTCAGTGGGGTGCTAATCTAATTAAGTACTCTGGTGTACAGTTGATGGGCGGTGTCGTGTATAATGGTGAAAAAATCTATAATGACGCTGTAGCAGAGATAGAAGAAATTGAAAGTGAAGCAATGGATCTTTCTGTACCCTGTGAATATATGATAGGATAAGAAATGGCCGTTTCTGTTTATTTCAATAACGTTGTTTTTGCTCCGGAAAGAAGACTTATTGAAGATCTTTGTGTAGAATGTATTAAAATTAATGGTGTAGACGTATATTATATTCCACGTCAGACCGTTAATGAAGATCAGCTGCTAACTGAGGACCCTCTTAATAAGTTTACTAAACAATACCTTATTGAAATGTATGTTAAGTCTGTTAACGGATTTGAAGGACAGGGAGATATTCTCTCTAAGTTTGGCGTAGAAATGCGTGACAGTTTTAATCTTGTTGTCGCGCGTCGCCGCTTTGCTGAAGAAGTTGGTGCAGGTGAGCATACTGTACGCCCAATGGAAGGTGATCTAATCTACTTCCCATCTGGCACAGACCTATTCGAAGTAAAGTTCGTAGAACACGAATCTACATTCTATCAAGTCGGCGGTCTTTATGTTTGGGAACTACGTTGTGAGCGCTATGAGTATTCTTCTGAGGTTATTAGTACTGGTCTGGATATTATCGATTCTATAGCTACTGAAGAAACATTTGATTCTACAGTGTATAATCTAACTACAGCGGATGGTGATCCTCTAACAACTTCAAGCGGTGTTACTATTACCAAAGCTGGTTTTGATCTCCATACTCAGGTTACAGCCGCGATGAATAATGTTATTCAAATAGAAGGTGATCCGGTTATAGATACTAGTAACACAAATCCATATGTTGGAAGAATTTAATAATGTTTGGTGTATACTTTTATCATAATCAATTCCGAAAATATATTTCTTATTTTGGTACTCTTTTTAACGACATTCGTATCAGAAGAGAGGATGGTAATGGAACTGCTATTCAAACTCTGAATGTACCAATAACTTACGGGCCAAAGCATAAATTTATTGCACGTATTGAAGGTGATCCTGATTTGCTAAAGTCAACTGCAATTCAATTACCTATGATGTCCTATGAAATAACCAGCGTCAATTATAATGCTGATCGACGTCTTATAAAGTTTAATAGTGCTTCAAAAAAAGACCCTCAGACCAGCTTAATGTATACTCAGTATACACCAGCTCCATACGATCTCTACTTTCAGCTGACTATTTACACGAAAAACGCTGATGATATGTTTCAGATCATTGAACAAATTCTGCCAGAGTTTTCACCAGCGTACACAGCAACTCTTAATATTATCGATAACGTTGATTATGCAATTGACGTGCCGGTTATGCTTCAGTCTGTTGTTACAGAAGATTCATATGAAGGTGCGTATGAAGATCGTCGTTACATACAATCAACACTAACATTCACTATGCAGTGTCAGGTGTTTGGTGCAACTCGTAGATCAGGCCTAATTAAGAAAGCTATTATTAACCTTAATACAAATATTGATGCTGACAAGACTTATCTTTACGTTACAACCGATATCGGCAAGTTCCAGAGATATGAATACTTGCTGCAAGAACATTCAAACGGTGCTATATCAACTGGTGTTATCTTTGCAGCGAATAGTACGGTAATTGGTGTAACTGATACAAAAGGAACTTTTAATACTTCTGATCCTATAGTAGGTGAAACATCTCAAGCAAAAGGACGTATTACAGATATCAATGTGAAGACTCACGTTGCCGAGAGAATTACTGTGCAGCCCGCAATGACTGCTAATGGCACTCCAACAACTAATACTGCTATTTCAGTAGATCTTTCAGAAATTGACATAACTGATAATTTTGGAATTTCAGTAAATATTGAAGAGTTATAAAATATGACAAAAAGTAATGATGAGATTGGTAAGGCACTAGATGTAAACATCGAACCTTATCAGCGAAATAAAGAGAATGCAATCGCAGTTATTGAAAGTGCTACAACCGAAGAAGATTTTGATATTGCACGTTCAAATCTACTAGAACTTATAGCAGATGGTAAAGATGTGCTAGATTCATTAATTGCTGTTGCGCAGACATCTGATAATGCAAGAACATTTGAAGTTGCTGGTAATTTCATAAAGATGTTAGCTGAAGTAAACCGTGAATTAATTGATGTGGCTGTAAAGAAGAAAGCAATAGTTGGAGCACCAACTACTCCTGGTAAAACAGTAAACAATAACCTCTTTGTTGGTTCTACTTCTGAACTGCTAGCCTTTATGAAAAAGAACAGTATCGATGTCTCAAACAAATGAATATTACCTAGGTAATCAGCGTCTAAAACGCGCTGGTGTACCTATTAACTTTACTGTAGAACAAGTACAGGAGTGGGCTCGGTGCGCGCGAGATCCGATCTATTTTGTGCGCAACTACGTTATGATCGTTAACGTCGACGCTGGTAAGCAGAAGTTTGATCTTTATCCTTTCCAGGAACGTATGATTGACACTATGATCAATACACGTTTCTCTATCTTTAAGTTACCCAGACAGTCAGGTAAAACTACAACAGTTGTGGGTATGCTTTTGTGGTATGTCCTCTTTCATGAAGATTACTCTATCGCTATTCTTGCGCATAAGTTAGCACAGTCGCGAGTTATTCTTGGTCGACTGCAGTTAGCATATGAAGCGCTTCCAAAATGGCTGCAGCAGGGTGTTGTAGAATGGAATAAAGGTAATATTGAACTTGAAAATGGATGTAAGATTTTAGCATCTGCAACCTCATCATCAGCTGTTCGTGGTGATACTTTTAATCTGCTATACCTCGACGAGTTTGCGCACGTTCCAGCGCACCTTCAGGAAGAGTTTTATGCTTCAACATACCCTACAGTTTCGTCTGGTTCAACTACCAAGATTATCATAACATCAACTCCTAAAGGATTAAACAAATTCTATAAGCTGTGGGTTGATGCCGAAAAGGGTAAAAACGCGTTCGTTCCTTTCGCAGTACATTGGTCAGAAATTCCTGGACGTGATGAAGAATGGAAACAGGAAACAATCAATAACACGTCAGAAGAACAGTTCAGACAAGAGTTTGAAACTGACTTTATTGGATCTTCGAATACACTAATTAATCCTGGTAAACTTATTAATATACCTGAAGCAGATCCTATTCATGCTACAGAATACCTTGCAATATACGAAGAGCCGGACCCTAAGAAGTCGTATATTATAACAGTCGACGTCGCACGTGGTGTTAACCGAGACGCGTCTGCGTTTATTGTGTTTGATGTATCAACTATTCCATACACGGTAGTAGCAAGATTTAAAAGTCATGATCTGACACCTCTTATCTTTCCTAACTTTGTTCATCATCTCGCCACACGCTATAACAACGCATATGTTCTAGTAGAGGTAAATGATGCTGGACAGCAGGTTGCAGATATTCTATACCACGATTTGGAATATGAATACATGATCTTTTCAACCGCGGTAAAGAACCGTGGTCAGAAAATATCTGAGTATGGTGTAAAGCCAGCGCTGGGTGTACGTACTACAACGCAGGTAAAGCGTATTGGGTGTACAAACTTTAAAACCCTAGTTGAAAGTGATAAGCTTATCATAAACGATGCTGCATTAAAAGATGAGTGTTTTAGTTATGTGCAGGATGGTGATACATTTAATGCTGAAGAAGGTATGCATGATGACTTAGTCATGTGTTGTGTTATATTCTCATGGCTGACAATGCAAGACTACTTTAGAAATCTAACTGATACTAATATCAGATCGCGCATTCAGCAGGATATGTTGAAGACGTTAGAGGACGATATCATGCCTATCACTTTTAGCTCACATGGTGCTGATGCTATTGTTGATGGTCAGACTCTCACAAGTAGTGAGTTTGATCGTTGGTTTAATTCGTAAATTTAAAAAGAATAAATATAAGACATATACTTTAAAGATAAGGAGCATGTAAATGCCTTTTGCGGTCAGCCCCGATACAAGAGTTAACGAATTCGACCTAACGACTACAATACCTGCAGTTGCTACAACTGAGGCGGGTATTGCTGGTATTTATAAGTGGGGTCCAATTGAGCAGCCTATTCTGTGTGAATCAGAAACCGAATACCGTCAGCGTTTTGGTACTCCAGGTACCTTTAATTTTGAGACATGGTTTACTGGTGCAAACTTCCTTGCTTATTCAAACAAGCTTTATGTTGTACGCGCAGCTAATACATCTGAAACCCTTTCTGCACTAGCAAATGTTGGTACAGTCACTGCGAACTCAACCACGACTATTAAGAATAGTGAAGACTACGATACCCGTTCATCGTTTGATGCAAACATTGCATACATCGCAAGATACGCTGGCGCAATGGGTAATTCACTAAAGATTTCTGTTTGTGATTCTGCAAACGCATACACATCAAACCTTTACACTTCAGTTGTAAACGCAGCTGCTGTATCTGCAAACCTGTCTCTGGGTTCGAACTCAGTGGTTGTTGTAACAGGTAATACTAGTGATGCTGCTCTTTTCGCAAACGTTATGACTGTAGGTGATATTGTTCGTGTTGGTAACTCAACTACAGGCTTCAACGAGCTTAAGGTTGCTGCTTTCTCTGTTAACGGTTCAAATGTTAACGTTGGATTTACTTCAATCACTACTATTAGTCTTTCGGCAAACGTTTCAGTTGCAGCAAATGTCGGCTTTACTCGTTTCTGGGAATTCTATAACGTTGTAGATAAGGCGCCAGGAACTTCTAAATTCGTTTCTGATCGTGGCGGTACTAGCGATGAGCTACACATCGTGGTTGTTGACGAAGATGGTCTTCTAAGCTCTGTTCAGAATAATATTCTGGAAGTTTATGAGGGTGCATCACGTGCAACGGATGCTCTTTCAGAAGGTGGTGGATCAAACTACTACGTCTCTAGAATTAACCAAAGCTCTGAGTACATCTGGTGGGCAAATCACCGCGCAGGCTCAAATGCTGTTCTTGCTGCTACTTCTACTGGCTCTACTAACTCAAAGCCTCTGACAATCTCGTTCGCGCAAGGTGCTGACGGTGTATCAACAGAATCAAACGTTGCAATTTCTTCAGTTCTTACTGCTTATGATAAGTTTAAGAACTCAGAAGAAATTGATATTTCTCTGATTCTTTCTGGTAAGGCTCGTGGTGGTACATACGGCGAGCAGCTTCCAAACTACATTATCGATAATATCGCTAGCGTACGTAAGGATTGTGTCGTATTCGTATCTGCGCCAAGAAGTGCTGTAGTTCAAAATAGCGGTGAAATTACAACCTCTATTGTTCAGTTCAGAAACGCGCTGCATAATACTTCATATGCATTCCTAGATTCTGGTTACAAGTACATGTATGATCGTTATAATGACGTCAACCGCTTTGTTCCTCTGAATGGTGACATTGCTGGTCTGGCTGCTCAGACAGATTATACACGTGATCCATGGTGGTCGTTTGCAGGATTTAATCGTGGATTTATTAAGAATGTCATCAAGCTTGCTTATAACCCAAGCAAGGCTGATCGTGATATTCTCTATAAGTCTGATATTAACCCTGTTGTAACTTTCCCAGGTCAGGGCACAGTTCTGTATGGTGATAAGACACTCCTTGGTAAACCATCTGCATTCGATCGTATTAACGTGCGTCGCTTGTTTATTGTGCTTGAAAAGGCAATCGCAACAGCAGCTAAGTTTACACTGTTCGAGTTTAACGATGAGTTTACTCGCGCACAGTTCCGTAACATGGTTGAGCCATTCCTGAGAGACGTTCAGGGTCGTCGTGGTATCTACGCATACCGCGTAGTGTGTGATGATTCAAACAATCCAGGTTCTGTAATTGATCGTAACGAATTTGTTGGCGATATCTACATTAAGCCTGCACGTTCAATCAACTTCATTACACTGAACTTTATTGCGGTTGGTACTGCGGTAGAATTTAGTGAAGTAGTTGGCGGTATCAACTAAAAGCGCTAGTTTTAGCAATAAATAGGTAAATAACAAGGAGTTTATTAATGGCTTTCAATATTCAAGAAATCAGAAGCCAGCTTCAACTAGACGGTGCTCGCCCAGCGTTGTTCCAGGTTCGTCTTACGAACCCGATTAACTCAACTGCTGATATTAAGGTTCCATTTATGGTCAAGGCAGCATCGCTGCCTGACTGGAATATGGGTGTAGTTGAAGTTGGATATTTTGGTCGTAAAATTAAGGTTGCTGGTGATAGAACATTCTCTGAATGGAATATTACAGTAATCAACGACGAAGATTTTCAGATTCGTAACGCTCTAGAGCAATGGAATAATTCACTTAACTTGCTTCAGGGTAACTATAGAGGTCTAGCTTCGGCTTCTCCGACTCTCTATAAGTCGACTGCACAGGTTATTCAGTATGGAAAGACAATGGAACCAATTCGTGAATATACATTTAACGGTGTATGGCCATCGAATATTGCTCCAATCCGTGTTGACTGGGACGCGCAGAATCAGATTGAAGAATTTGATGTTACTCTACAGTATGACTGGTATAATGTGACAAGCACTATTACCGGGGATGCTGGCGGACAGTAAAAATAGCTGAGGATCTATAAAAATGGCTTTTCAGTTATTTGGATTTGAAATTACAAAACGGGCTAAGGAAGATGAAACCAAGCCCGTTTCATTTGCACCACCTATGTCCGATGATGGTGGTTCTATCGTTGCTTCAGGTGAGTTTATTGGTACCCCTATTAACCTAGAAGGTACAGCACGAACAGAAGCAGAACTAATTACCCGTTATAGAAAATTATCTTTACAGCCAGAAATTGAAATGGCTGTAAATGAAATTGTGGACGAGGTTATTTCATCTACCCCTGAAAATAAGATTATTGAAATAGTTCTCGATGACGTTGATAATATTTCTGAAAATTTAAAAGAAACTATTACTAACGAATTTGAGTATGTTTTATCTCTAATTGACTTTCAGCACAAAGCGTATGAAATATTCCGTCAATGGTATATTGATGGTCGCGTATTCTACCACGCAATTATCGATTCGCAAGACACATCTCGTGGTCTTATTGAATTAAGATACATTGACCCGCGTAACCTACGTCGTATTAGACGTGTTGGACAGCCAACCACAACTGATGGTAAAGTTGTACAGCCTATTACTGAATACTACATCTATTCTGATAGTGGGTTTCAGCAAAGACGTGATCGTTCTTATGTAAAAGATACCGGACTTAAGATTGCAAAAGATTCTATTATCAGCTCGACTTCAGGTCTGCTGGATGAGTCCGGACAAATCGTTATGTCTTATCTACAAAAAGCAATCAGACCAATGAATCAGCTCCGTGCTGTTGAAGACGCGCAGGTCATTTATCGTCTTGCACGTGCTCCAGAGCGTAGAGTCTTTAACCTACAGGTAGGTAACCTTCCTAAGGCAAAAGCTGAGCAGTATATTCGTGATATGGCTGCAAAGAATAAGACTAATCTCGCATACGATACTACAACTGGTGAAATTCGCGATGAGCGTCGCTTTATGTCGATGCTAGAAGATTACTGGATTCCAAGTAGAGACGGTGTACCAGGTATGAAAATCGAGACATTACCAGCTGGTGAAAATCTCGGTCAAATTGCAGATATCGAATACTTCCAAAAAGTTCTATACCAATCACTTAATGTCCCATTGAGCAGATTAAACCCTGATCAGCCATTCAGTCTTGGTAGAACAAACGAAATTACTCGTGATGAATTAAAGTTCTTTAAGTTTATTTCACGTCTGCGTATGCGTTTTGCTAACGTGTTTACTGATGCATTAGAGAAGCAGCTTATACTCAAGAATATTGTATCGTGGGAAGATTGGAAAGAGATCAAGTACAAGCTTCGTTACAATTTTACAAGCGATAATAGCTTTAACGAACTGCGCGATAATGATATTCTGCAGCGTCGTCTTGAGATAGTACAGATGATGGATCCATACGTTGGTAAATACTTCTCACATAACTTTGTACGTAAGCAGATTCTAAAGCAGACGAATGAAGATCTAATTCTGATTGATAATCAAATTGAAGTTGAAAAAACTATTGATCAATTTAAGCAGATGATGCCTCAACAACCTGATGTAAATCCTATGGAATTCTCGCCCGGAGATACAGGTGATGGACCACCAGCTTTTCTAGATAATAGTAATCCTAAATAATTAAATTGATACTGGAGATAACTCATGTCAGAAGTTACTGATATTTTACAAGCAATTGAAGCAGATTCACCTTCGAAGGTAATTGATGCTGTTAATGATATTTTGATGCAGCGCGCAGCTGCTGCTCTCGAAGCTCGTAAGCAAGAAGTTGCAAAAACATTAATTGTTCCACATACACCAGAAGAGGTTACAGCTGATGAAGAAGTTTAATGAGTTTTCTGCATTAGCTGAAGGCTACAAAGCAAACACTAAAGATGAGCAGCGCTTTATCGACAAGCATGTAGTTACAGCTGTCGACTATCCTGTTAAGAATGAACACGGCCTTCCTTTTAGAGACGACCGCATTCAGACAAAGTCAAAGAAGAAAGCTGGTTATCATGCAAATGAAGACACTGACAAGCGTGTATACGAAGCTTCGATCGTCGACATTTTAAAGCAGATTGTCGAGGAAGGTTTTGTCGCTGAAGTAGAGTTTGGCGATGAATACTATCAGATCGATGAGGGTACTGCAGAGACAATTCTCAATATTTACGACAACCTGGATGAAGATCTTCGTGGTGATTTTGTAGAAAAGCTTGAAGATTCAATTGACAACCTTGAAGAGTTTGTTGTAGTTTGCAACGAAATACTTGAGCAGCTTGAAGAAGATAAAGAGAAAGTATAATGGAAGCAATTAGACCACTAGCAAACACAATCAGCGTTACAGCTGCTAATTTAGTTTCTAATGCACGTATGATGTACGTTTATGCTACTGCAAATTCACTTGTTTCTATAGGTAATGCTACTGCAACATGGTCTTCAATTACGATGCCAGGTGGATCAACTCTGTTTATTGAAAAGACTCCTACAGAGTATCTTTCATCGAACGTGGCTGTTTTAGTAACTCCTGTTGCATATAGGTAAGATAAATGAAACTTATTACAGAACTAAATGAGCAGGTTGCTTATATAGAAGAATCTCTCAACGAGGGTAGCAGTAAAGCACTTTACATTGAAGGTATCTTCATGCAGGGTGGTATAAAGAATCGTAATGGTCGCGTGTATCCTGTTGGTATTCTTGAAAAAGAAGTAAGCAGATACGTCACAGAGAAAGTTAATAGTAATCGTGCTTATGGTGAGCTTGGTCATCCATCGGGCCCGACTATTAATCTAGATCGTGCATCACATATCATTAAAGAACTACGCCAAGATGGTTCGAATTTTATCGGCAAAGCAAAAATCATGGAATCTCTTCCAATGGGCAAGATCGTAAAAGGTCTTATTCAGGAGGGTGCTGGTATTGCTGTATCATCACGCGGATTAGGCACATTAAAGCCTAATCGTGAAGGTATCATGGAAGTTCAAAATGATTTCATGCTGGCAACAGCTGGTGATATCGTAGCAGATCCTTCTGCGCCCTCTGCATTTGTTAGAGGTATCATGGAAGGTGCTGAGTGGGTATATGACGTTGCAACAGGGGATTGGCGCCTAGAAAAGCTATGCGAGAATACCCGTAAACTCAATACCAGAAAACTACAAGAATCTCAAATAGCTATCTTTGAGAAATTTATGTCAAGATTAGCAAGCTTATAAATAATTCTACAATCCAGAGGAAGTATTAATAAAATGTCAAAAAATAAGCAAGAAGCTACAGACATTGTAGAAACTCCAGCTTCTGATACCCTAGCCCCAATGTCGCGTTCGGGTATGGTAGCAAACGCTGTGCAGGTTCTCAATACTGTTGATAAAGACACTCTAGTCAGCCTTTATAATCAGGTTATGGCTCAGTTTGGTCCTAACGCTGAAAATGGCGTGCCGTCAGGTACAGCGGAAAAGAATAAGGCTGGTATTACTGCAAAGGCATCAGCTGCTGTAGGCTCAGGCCCAATGAATGTTGGTGCTGCAGCTAACTGGGCTGGTATCAAGGAAGATGTAGCAGAACTATTTGCCGGCACTGAGCTTACTGAAGAGTTCAAATCTCGTGTCGAGACTGTTTTTGAAGCAGCTGTTAATGCGCGTGTTGGTGTTGAACTAGCCCGTATTAATGAAGAAGCTCAGGAATCTCTTGAGGAAGCTATTGCAGAATTCCGCGCTGAAACAGAAGACAAGATTGATCAGTATCTAACTCATGCTATTACAGAATGGGTTGCTGACAATCAGCTAGCTATTGACACTGGTCTGCGTAATCAGATTCAGGAATCATTCGTCGCTGGCCTAAAGAACCTCTTCGAAGAGCATTACATTGATATCCCAGAAGAAAAAGTTAACGTAGTTGAAGAAATGTCTGCTAAGATGCAGAAGCTGCAGGAAGATCTTGACGACGCACTGCGTGGTTCGATCGCTGCACGTGAACTGATCGAGAGTTATGAGCGCAAGGAAATCGTTTCTGAGCTCAGCGCTGGTCTTGCACAGTCGCAAGCCGAGCGTTTCAAGACTCTAGCAGAAAATGTATCATTCGATACAGCAGAGACTTATAAGAACAAACTTGTTGGTATTAAGGAGACTATGTTTAAGTCAACTCCTAATAACCCAACAACTGCATCTAATGATGCAAGTGGTGTACCGCTTCTGGAAGAAGTTGATACAGCACCGGTTGTGTCGGATCCACACATGCGTAATATCATTGCCGCAATCGGTCGTGGCGCAAAAGCTGGTCTTTAATAAATAAAAGTACTTAATTAGGAGAAAATACTAAATGTCACTCTCGCAAGTCGAACATCTAATGGAAAAGTGGGATGGCGTCCTAAATCACAAGGACCTGCCAGCCATTAAAGACCATCACCGCGCAGCTGTAACCGCTCAGCTGATCGAAAACACTGACAAAGAGCTCCGCGCTGCTATGCAGGCTGGTGCTCCTCAGACACTTCTTGAAGCTGGTGTACCAACTAACGTAGTTGGCGGCGTATCAACATACGATCCTATTCTGATCTCAATGGTTCGTCGTGCAATGCCTAACCTGATTGCTTACGACATCTGTGGCGTGCAGCCAATGACTGGTCCAACTGGTCTTATCTTCACACTACGTGGTCGCTACTCTAACCAGGCTGGTGATGAGACTTTCTACAATGAAGTCAACACTGCGTTCTCAACTGTTGTAACTGGTGCTAACACACTAGGTCAGAAGCATGTAGGTACTCTACCAGGTAATACTACAAGCTTTGCTAACCTTGCTGCAAACGGCCTGTACAACTTTGGTTCGGGTATGTCAACAGCTCAGGCTGAAGCAATGGGTGCATCAACTAACGTTGCGTTCCCACAGATGGCGTTCTCGATCGAAAAGATCACCGTCACTGCTAAGGCTCGTGCACTGAAGGCTGAGTATTCAACTGAACTGTCACAGGATCTTAAGGCTATTCACGGTCTGGATGCAGAGACAGAACTTTCGAATCTTCTGTCAACAGAAATTCTTGCTGAAATTAACCGCGAAGTAATTCGTACAATCTTTGTAACAGCTGTTCCTGGTTCTCAGAACTCAACAACTTCGGTTGCTGGTCTCTTCGATCTTGACGTCGACTCAAACGGTCGTTGGTCAGTTGAAAAGTTCAAGGGTCTGATGTTCCATCTCGAGCGTGAGTGCAACCAGATTGCGAAAGACACTCGTCGTGGTAAGGGTAACCTGATCATCTGTTCTTCTGACGTAGCTTCGGCTCTTCAGATGGCTGGTGTTCTGGATTACGCTCCTGCTCTTAACTCAAATAACCTACAGGTTGATGATACTGGTAATACATTTGCTGGTGTTCTTAACGGTCGTATTAAGGTCTATATCGACCCGTATACAACTGGTGGTAACTTCTTCGTTACCGGTTATAAGGGTGCAAACATCTTCGACGCTGGTCTGTTCTACTGCCCATACGTTCCTCTACAGATGGTACGTGCGGTTGGTGAAGACAACTTCCAGCCTCGTATCGGATTCAAGACTCGTTACGGTATGGCTCCAAATCCATTCGCTAAGGGTCTTACAGTTGCTGACACTTCAGCAACCCTTGAAAAGGATTCGAACGTTTATTACAGACGTACAATCGTACAGAACATTATGTAATAACAAGACCTGGTTAACAGGCCTGAAAAGAGGAGCTTCGGCTCCTCTTTTTTTTGGCTAAATATTCTTACGATATCTGTGAAGGAAAGCAAATGGTAAAGTCTTATAAAACTTTTTGCGCAGAAGCAAAAACACTTCTAAGCAAAAAAACCCCGTCTGAAGAAGATTTGCAAAAAAAGTATAAAATGACTGACAAGCAGGTTGATAAGCTTGTAGACGCTGGTGCCAAAGTAGAAAAAGAGCATACACGTAGTAAGAAGGCAGCAGAAGAAATTGCACGTGATCACATTGGCGAAAAGCCAAAGTATTATGCAAAATTAAAAAAGTATGTTGAGTAAGAAATGCAACTTAAAATTATAGCTGGTCTTGTTGTTTTAGTTTTGTTTGCTGCAGCTCTAGGCGGGTTGCAATATTATCGTGCAGAATATAATCGCGTAAATGGTGAGCTTGAAATTGTTAAAGAAGTTAATGAGCAAAATCAAGCTACCATTATTTCACTACGTAACAGTATCACACAGAATGAGCAAGCTCTTGCAGCAGTGAGAAGTGCAGCTGCAGCATCTCAACAACAATCTCAAGACGTAATTCGGAGACTTTTAAATGCGCCGCGCACAACTGCCTGTATTAACAATGATACTATCGCTCCTGTTATTGACCGCCTGCGACGACCCGTTAGTCCTGCACAGAACCCAACTCGTTAATATCTCATCAGAGTTAACCATGTGTAGTCCACGCGAACCTCTAGTTGCTACTACAGATGCTGAGTTAGGATTATGGATTAATAATCTCGTAGATAGTTATGATGATTGTTTAATTCGTATGGAACAAATACGAGGAATTATTAGACAAAATGAACAACTTGCTACAGCCGATCAATAAGAATTTCTTATCACAATTAGAGTTCAAGTTTATAATTAATAAACTACCTAATTGTAATTTCTTTGTGCAGGAGGCTAATATACCTGGCCTTTCAGCATCGCCTCCTCTCATGGGATCACCATTCGTGACTATGCCTATTGCATCAGATAGAATGACATATAATGATCTTCGTATAACCTTTAAGGTTGATGAGGATATGCAAAATTATACTGAGATTGTTGACTGGCTCATAGGTATTAACTTTCCAACGTCAGGTGAAGAGCACAGAGCTCTACGTAATGAAGGAAGAAAGCAGCAGGGTGCGGGGGTATATTCCGACGCATCACTATTCATTATGAACAGCCATATGAATAAAAATATCGAGGTTCAATTCAAGGATTGCTTTCCTATTGATATTGAAGATCTAAACTTTACAACTCGTTCAGATATGGTTGACTGGCTCGAGGCAACAGTCACGTTTAAATATCTGCATCATACAATAAAAAGAGTTGCCTCTTCCTAAATTTGATACTATAATATAAGTCATTAACTACGCGAGGTTATAGTGACTTTAGATCAAATTTTGGCAGAGTGGGAAGCTGACTGTAAAGTAGATAAAACAGAGTTAGCTGAGGAGAGCATTAAACTCCCTCAGCTCCACAGCAAGTATTTAAAAATATCCAAGGTCGAAGCTCCTTTTCTACGAAAGCTTCGTACAGAATACGATGAATTGTATAAAGTAAAATGGCAATACTACTTGGGACATCTATCCAGAGAAGAACTCTCTGAGTTAGGTTGGGAGCCTATCAACTTTAAAATTCTACGTAGTGACGTCGATATTTACCTTAATGGTGATAAAGATCTCAATCAAATTAAAATCCGTATCGAATTACAAGAACAGAAATTAAAAACTCTCGAAGAGATTATTCGTTCAGTTAACAACCGCAACTGGACTATTCGAAATGCTTTGGAGTGGGAAAAGTTTAAGGTTGGTATATAATGGCTGAAATAAGAATAACAAAAGTTGATGAGGTTTACGTTAAGGTCGAATCAGAACCTTCGATTGAGCGTGAACTCGTTGACTTTTTTACATTTGATGTACCCAATGCACATTTTATTAAGTCTAGAAACACACGCATGCGCGGTTGGTCAGGTAAAATATACCTCTACTCAGCCATCAAAAAGCTTATATTTCTTGGACTAATACACCACATTAAAGTATTTGCAAAAGAACGTAACATCTCGATTGTTATGGATGAAGCTTTAGTTAATGATACCCTGGTCAGTGTAGCTGAGTTTGCTGCCTTCGTTAAGAAGTTAGACCTGACTAAAGAACCTCGCGACTACCAGCTTGCAGCTGCATTAGAGTGTATTAATACAAACCGTAAACTAATATTATCGCCTACTGCTAGTGGTAAGTCTCTCATTATTTTTATGTTAGTTGCATGGTACTTAATACATCTATCTAAAGGTAAAATTTTAATTATTGTGCCTACTCTTAACCTTGTACATCAGATGGCTTCGGACTTCGTATCCTACGGATTTCCTGATAATATGATCCATAAGATCTTTGGGGGTGAACCAGTAGATACTAACAAACGCGTCGTTATCTCTACATGGCAGTCAATCTATGAGCGGGATACTCAATTCTTCTCTAAGTTTGTAGTAACTATTGGTGATGAAGCTCATTTATATCGTTCTAAGTCATTGACTATGATAATGAAAAAACTGAAACAGTGCAAGCACAAATTTGGGTTTACTGGCACTTTAGATAACATGTTGACAAATAAGCTTGTTTGCGAAGGTCTTTTTGGAGATGTTTATATTACTCAGACAACCAAGCAACTTATTGAACGCAAAAACCTAGCAACCTTAAATCCTATTAATGTTTTAGTGTTTAATTATCCAGACAGCATCTGTCAGAAAATTATCAAAGAAAAGGATTACCAAGCAGAACTAGACTTTATTGTAACTAATGAATATCGTAATAACTACCTAAAGAATCTAGCCCTGAATCTTAAGGGCAATACTTTGATGCTTTTTAACTTTGTTGATAAGCATGGTAAAGTACTTTACGAACTAATGAAGCAAAGTAAAGATGAAGTTTATATGGTTT